CTGGATTAAGGGCGTGTACAGCGGGCGGCCCCACGTGATCGCTCACGGGCACACCAAGAAGAATGAGCTGGGTGGTAAGTTGCGTGCGATCATTGCGCCCACGCTACCCCATTATGCGGCATCGGCCTACCCGTCGAGTGTCTCACAGTGCCAGCTCACCGGCGCGCCCTTCTGGATCGGAGCGAAAGCGGGTGAACACATCAAGTTGGAGGCAAAGATACTCGGGTATTGCCACGAACAGCATTGGGTGTCCAGCTTCGACTACAGTGACTTCAACGCTCAGCACCAGACCGCGCTCATGCAGGGAATTTACGATGCTCGTGAGGACTGGTTCCGCGCTTGCATTAGTGAGCGTGCGGCTTTGCATGATCTGATTTCTGCCAACTCATGGGTTCGCGCGAGCTTGGAAGACGTGACTCTTGTCGCACCGTCTGGGGCGACGATCCGGCCACCGGACAAGTTGTTGTCAGGGTATCTTGACACAACCTATCTGAACAGCTGGGCGAATTACGTTTACTACCAGGCCGTGATCGAATGGGCTCGTGAGGACGGGCATGAGCTAGCCATCGAGTTTGCTGCGTATCACGGTGATGATGTGTTGCTGATCGCTAAGCACCAGTATGCTCTACAGCTGTGGAATGCGACTGCTTTAGCTGGAGGCCTGCAAGCGAATGCGGCGAAGTGCATGATACACCGCGGCACTGGCGAATTCCTCAAGAACATTTACGGACCGGGGTACATTCGTGCTGGCCATTTGGCGCGAAGCATCGGCTCGTGGATGAGTGGCAATTGGGACCAGCCAGGGATCAGCCCGGGCCTGCACTGTGAGTCTATCGCACGGCAGGGCGCTGTGCTCGTGGGGCGCGGATTGCCTCCCGACCTGGTGGCAGCACTCGTGATTGAGGCCATTGCCACTTTTGACTCGCGTGCGGGGCGCACGTGGGCAGGAGCAGCTGACCTACTCCTGAGTGATGCGGCAACCGTCGGGCAACACTGGCCGGCAGGGCTAGTGCGGTGCGGTGAGAAAGCATTGCGCTCACTTGGCACCGGCCCGCCGGATGCTCCAGGATCGCGAGTGGCCGTACCTGAAGAGCAAGGCGGTCCAGGCAAGCGTGTTCCGATGTCTGTCGCTGTTCAGCGTGCAGACCGCGCGATCCGCA